GCTTTCACAACAAAGGGATGCCGGGCATCTTTCTCCACTTCGAAATAAGCTTCTCCCTGTACTTGTACCTCCCTCCCACCCCCGCGCCCCCGGCGGGGGCCGACAAAAACGATTGTGGCGCCGCCCGTCTGTTGGGTATACATAGTAGACAGGTCATGTATCCGGCTCAGAGCCTGGGGCCTTACTGTCGCAAGGGCCTGGCCCAACAGAGAAACAAATTAGCTGCTGAATGTTTTTTCGCTCAAAAAGTTATGAAATCTGTTGGGTGTCAAAAAAGTTTTACCGTAGGTTTCTATAACTTAGGTAAAAAACTGGTGATTCAGCAGTCTGGGAATATAGTCCCTGCAATGGTTTGACGGTCATTCCGGCATATTCGGTTTTCGGGCATAAAAATGGGGGCGAAAACGGATATTATAAAACGGGTGAAAAAGTTGCGTATTTGCCCGGAAGCTGGCGGGGCTCGAAGCGCCACTTTCGCGCATCATCGCCGATCTTCTGGTGCAGTCTCGCCTCTGCCAGCATTGGCGTATCCTCACAGATGCTGAATTGGAAGCACTTTCTCTGGCAATTCCAGATGCCCCACTTGACGCCGGGCAGCCCCCGCTGGTAAGTCTCACGCTTCATAACTGTTCCTCCGTCAGCACGATCGTGGAGATCGCGTGCTTATAAACCATTTGCAGCCTCCCATCGCCCTTCAGAGCGATGACAAAACGGTCAGAACCGGTGATGATGCCACGCATCTGGAAACCGTTCGTGGTGATCACCAGCACCGATTTCCGGCACTCCTGCGCCCTCAAGAGCAGCTGCTCCTGTAAATCTTTCTGTTCACTCATACAGTTCGCCTCACTTCTTCTTTCTTGGTTTGGTCTTGCGATGGGTGCTGCCGACGGGGCCGTAGCAGTCCCGCCCCGGGTTATAGGTCACGGTATTCGGTGCGCCGCAGCGGACGTAGGGAATGTCGAAGGCCCAATCCGTGACATTGGTGAGATAGGCCCCTTTCTGGCCACACTCGCATCTGGTGTAGGCACGGTACGCCTTGGGAAGCGGCATCTCATGCCCGCATTCCTTGCAGATGTAGGTGTTGGTCGGCGTCCTCAGACAGGTTGTGGATTCCTTGTGGCAAGCCTCGCAACGGATATGTACGAACCCATTCCATGGCCTGATCTTCTCTGGCTCCAGCACAGGCTCAGGTTCAGAAATGGGCTCGGGCGTCGGCTCGGGTTCCGAATCGGCAAAGGTCATGGGCTCAGGCTCATCCCCATCCTCATCCTCGGCCGGCAGCTCCGGAGGATCCTCGGTCAGAGATCCCGCTGTGATCCCCTCCGTGACCTCGACATGCCAGCCGCAGCCACAGGAACGCTTGAAGAAGCCGGCGGCGGTATCACATTCCAGCAAGCCTTTCCCGTTCCCAATGACCTCGCAGCCGCATTTGGGGCAGGCTGCGTACAGCTCCATGAGCTTTGAAGCAATAGTGATATTCATGACTTCCTCCTTCAGCTGCGGCCTTCAGTTTCCGTATCCAACGCAGCATGGGCTTCTTCATAGACCGCATAGCAGTCAGAGAGCGGAAACACAGCCAGATCGGAGTCGAAGTTCACGGCAGTTTCCCTGATGTGATAGGCAAGCGTGCTGTCCAGGTCATCCCGGTCATCAACGAACGAGGTGACGATGACTGCATTCCCAGCTACCGCAAGGAACATATAGCCGTCAACGTCATTTGGCACACCGTCTTCGTCTCTCGTGAGCACCCACACCGTATCGCCGGCATGGAACTGCGCACTCTGGCGAAGCGCTTCAGGCGTGGTCTCCAAGGCCTGTGCCGCCATTTTCAAGGCAGATTCCTCGCTGAAATGCTCCTTCAGCATCGTGATCCGTTCCAGGGCTTCATTGATAATCACGCAGCCGTGAAGAGAGCAGCCGTGCTCATAGCCGCATCCCAGACAGGGCAGGCTCCCGGTCTCTACTTTCAGCCTACGAAGGGCCGTAATCAATTCTTCTATCCTCATGGACTGCACCTCACAATCCGAGATTCAGGACGCGGATCAGATCACAGCTGTCGCAATGCTTATCTTCCAGCTCGTCCTGGTTGGGGCACTCGCGCGGCCAGCGGCAATAGTTATCGCAGAATACCTGTGCGAGCTTCGCTACCTCCTCCTGCCAGCATTCACGGTGGAATACATGGGCTGTAACTACGGCCTTTCCGCAGATTTTACATTTTGCCATCTTGCGTCTCCTTTCGTGGTGGATCAAAGATAAATGGTCAGTACCGGCCCCGAGCGTGGAGCACGGCGTATTTCTTTTGGGCTTGTTTCTTCCGCATGGCCCGGCACTTTGGGCAGTAAGTCTGTTCCTTCCGCTCCAGGAACTCCCCGCCGCACATCCGGCAATATTGGGGACGTATTCGCTGAAACTCGGTACAGGAATCGCAGTCGGCGCAATCAGCAGAGCAGCCTTTCACCGGATCCCAATTTGCGCACATGAACCGCTGCCAGTATGGGTCATAGCCGAGATCGTTCATGCGTTTCCGCAGAAGTGCATCGAGGATGGACAGGTTCTTCCGGACCTCTGTTCTTGTCTTGGAAAGGCTGAATCCCTGCCGTACGGTGGGCTCCGGCGCTCCGTGTCCCCACGGCCCATCACCCAGCATGGCGCGAACCTTATCAGCATCCTCCGTCAGATAGGTGAAGTATATCTTGCCGCGCAGGGCCTTCTCTGATTTTCCAATCACACGTCCGATCATGGAGTAGCTGTCTCCGTGGCGGATGCCGTCGGCGAGAATCTGGTGTTGTTCATCGCTCCAGCTGCCACCCTTCCGGTGGGGGTCCGCTCTCACCGGCCGCTCCTTCAGCCCTAGATCTCTACAGCGCCGCACAATGGCCCCCTCAGAGCGACGAAGGATTTCGGATAGCTCTGCGTATCCGTATTTCTGCTGCTTCAGAAGCCGGATCAGGTTGTTGTCTTCGTCCGGAGACCAGGGATCCTTCCGCTGCAGGGCAAAGGACTGATAATCTTTGCGGCGCTGCTCGGCTACCCAGTCCGGTTCCTTGCCCAGCGCCAGGGGCTCCAGCTTGGAAAAGTCAATGAAGCTCCGATGCTGCTCTGCCCATTCCCAGAATTCCTCCAGATAGACCACACGGAAGCTGCACGCATTCACGCGCTTGGTATGGATCGGCATTCCCCGGTTTTTCACCCAGCTTTTCATCTGGTAGCTGTACGATTGGCCGTTATCCGTGAGCTCGCGCATCAGCTGGTTGAAGGTCACATAGTCACCGGAATTCAGCATCCCACCCAACCCCATTCGGGCCACCCGGACTTTTATGGCGTTTACCGTGCGCCCGAGCTTCTTGGCGATTCCAGGAATCGACACGGTACCCCAATGGTCTTCCAGGTACTGCAGTTCTTCCGGCGTCCAAGTCTTCTGTGGGGAGCAGCGCAGCTCCCGGCGCTTGGTGCGTACAGCACCCTCCGACCGATCCAACGCAGCGGCCATTTCGCCGTCGGTCTGTAATCGCCAATGGTCTTGGATGTATTTTTCTTCGTCAGAGGTCCAATGCCGGTAGTCACTCATGGTGTTAGGCTCCCTTCCGTATCAGGCGGTGGAAGGCCGTCCATCGCATCGCAGAGCCGCAGCGCATTCGCCGGTGTCGGATCCTTCCTGAAGGCGTTTTTGGCCGCCTCGGTCTCCCGGATGACTTTCACATGGTAGGTAGTCAGCCTCTGGTCAAACGCTGCTCTGCTGACGGCTCGTTCCCAAGCGAGACGGATTCGCTGCTTCTCAGCAGCAGCCGCATCGCGGGAAATGGTCTTGTCGTAATAGGCCCGGTAAGTGTTTCGCAGGGCGGTATAGGCCATCTGATCCGGCAGGGACAGGCCATCAGGGAGCTCCTCGCCGCGCATCGCAGCCTTCTCCCAGGGGAATGAGAACCCGGTGCTCATAGCTGCAGATACCATTCCAGGAGTGCTACAGCAGCCTGCCAGCCGTGGCAGACACGCCATGCGTAGCCCTGCGCCTGAAGGCGTTCGCCCCACCATTCCTGCACGGCCGTGGTATGGCCGCTTTCGGTCTTCATCTCGATATACAGGCCGTGGTAGCGGCCACGCGGTACCGGCAGGCACAGATCCGGCACGCCGGACTTCACGCCCTGCTGCTTCAGGTGCTTTGCCTCAACCGGATCGCGGGTACCTCCATTGGGTATGTGATGGAGCAGGGCCAACTCCGGCCATTGCCGGCGGATAGAGGGTTGTTGGCTCCACTTGATGACGTAAGCCTGATGCTGGGCCTCACTTGCCATTTTCTATCACCTCCACGAAGGTCACGGTCTTGTTGTTCTTTGGATCCTTCTCCTTGCCCTGACGGACGGTGTACCCATTCCGGGCGAGGATCACGATGACCTGATCGCGGTCTTCCGCTTTTGATACATACAGCTTCATGCGCCCCTCCGTTTCTTTGGCTCATTCAGAAGCCTGTTCAGAATCTGGCTTGCGTCACCTTTGCTGAGGTTGGCGGTGTCAAAGCCCTTACAGCGCTTTTTGATGATTTCCAGCTGCTTCGCCGTTGCAGGAGACTTTCCCCATTTCCGTACAGCTTGCAGATCCCACAACATCCGATCATTGGGATGGTCACGGATCAGCGTGAGGTACGCCAGATCAAGTGCTTCCTGCATCCCACAGCGGGCGCCGCTTGCCAGGTTCACCATACCAAGTGCATCCGGACAGGGAATCGTGATGCGCTGCCTGTTGGATAGCGAGCACACCAGAGAGCCGTCCGGCATCTTGAACCAGTTGACGTCATGGGTCTGATACTTCTGCTCCTGTGCCCACAGATCTACCAGGTGGATGTTCTTCACCCAGCTCTCTGGAGAGTCTGATGCCGCTGCGATCTTCTCAGGCAGCTCAAAGAGATCTCCCTCGATGTCCGTTTCCTTCCGCTTCGGCACATTCGCCATATCGATGCCGAGCAGAGACGGGGCCGTACAAAGCGACGTCTTCCCGGTAATACCCACGCAGTCGATCAATTCCAGCTGCTGTTTCCCGGGATAGAGCCGAAGGCCGCGGCCTACCATCTGGGCGTAGAGTGTTTCTGATTGGGTAGGGCGGGCGATGATGACCGTCTCGACGCGGGGAATGTCAGTTCCCTCGGTGAATACCATGCAGTTGACGATGCAGGGGATCTCGCCGGCGGTAAAGGCCTGGATGATGGACGCTCGATCCTTAGTTTCGCCGGTGACTACCACGGCACCCTTGATCCGCTTGGCGATCTCCTCGGCCTGATGTACGCTGACGGCGAAGATCAGCGTGGCGCCTACCGCCATGCTTCGATACGCCTCGGCGATGGCATCAGCGGTTCCGTCCATGGCCTCGTCCAACTCACCGGGAGCATAGTCACCGCGGCGGGTATGGACTGCAGAGAGGTCAAAGCCTATATCCACCCGGCGGCAATGGATGTTGCAGAGGTACCCGTTCTGCACGCCCCAGCGAAGATCTCTCTGAAAAATGATCTTGCTGAACACCGTGTCCAGACGGACCTTGTCTCCGCGATTCGGGGTAGCGGTGAAACCAATCAGCTTCTCCGGCCGGAAGTGGTCGAAGATCTTCCGGTATGTACTGGCGGCCGCATGATGGGCTTCGTCGCAGATGATGAGCCGGAAGTCCTCCGGATCGAACTGATCCAGCCGGCGCACCAGCGTTTGAATGCTGGCGCTGACAACCTCCTCACCGTGGCTGTGCTGCTGGGCACGTTCGATACCGTAGGAGCAATCAAAGTATTTACGGGGCTGCTCCACCAGTTCCTCACGGTGGGACAGGATCAGCATTCGGCCTCCATGCCTGGGAAGATTTGCAAAGGTAACGGTCTTTCCGAGACCTGTTGCCATCTGAGCGAGGTACGCGCCAGGCGGCTGCGCCTCGATCGTGTCAATACACTCGGTTTGATAAGTTCTCAGTTCCATAGATTTCCTCCAAAAACGTGGAACCGTGGAACACCGTGGAACTCGTGTTCCACACCTGAAAGCCTTGCGGCGCAAGGGTTACGGGGCAACCGTGGAACCGTGGAACAAAATTTTCAAAAACTTCCACGAAATTTACACATATATATTACTCGAACAAATGTCCATATATATGTACGCTCTTATATATGCTGTATTTTTTGTTCCACAGTTCCACACCCCACCAAAAAAGTGGTTGAAAGCCTTGCGGCACAAGGGTTGTGGGCCGTGGAACCTGTGTTCCACGCACGTTCCTCATGTTCCACACTACAGCGGCAATTCATCCGGATCTTCCTCGTCATCCAGCTCCACGGTGGGCAGCCGCAGGCAGAAGCATTCCGTGGGGATACCATTGATACGCTTCCCCTTGGTGTTGGCACGCCCGCGGGTCTCGATCAGGGATTCTTGCTTCAGGTATGAGATCATGGCCGCTGTCGAGTATCCGGCGTCCTGCAGGATGCGCTCAAAGACAGAGCGGATGATATATGCCCGTCCTGGCTCCAATGCGCCTAGAACGTCTATATTGGGATTCTCAGACCGGCCACACAGCTTGTTCGAGTTCTGCGTGACCCAGTCGCATAGATATTTATAGCCCCGGTCACCGGCGGACACCGCCGCTTTGGATGCCAGGAACTCTGATATCTGCTCAATCGTCAATGGCTGCTGGGTACCGGAGAAGATCCATTGACAGGCCAGCTCGTCCGCCAGAATGATCGAGGCGGCAGCCATAGCCTGTTTCTCGGTGGTGTCACGGTCGCTGAGGATCCGGAACAGCTCACGGTACCGCTCTGATACCTGATCTACCACGCCCGGCTGGTAAAGCCGATCTACGAACTTCCGACCGGCAAAGCCGAAATTGCGTTTGACGGAATTGGAGATGCGCATACCGTCCTTGATGACAGCCTGGGATGATTTGCATTCGATGTCGATGACGCGGTTTACAGCGCCGGCGCCGCTGGCCGTTCCGGTCAGAGGGGATTCTCCCGTAGTCAGGATGCAGTTTCTCCACGTGGGCGTCAGATCAACGCCGCCGGCACGGTTGCCGCGGGTGCGGCCGACACCTTGCGCCAGCTTGTAGACGTCGAACATAGTCCGGCCCTTGTTGTCCTTGGCCAGCTGAAGCTCATCAAGGCAGAATGGGAGATTATTCAAGAACGCGGCTGTTTTTTCCATGCCGACCACAGTGCCGTCAAAGGTCTTGACATAAGCGCCGACGGCCGGATCTCCCCACACGCTGGCAGCCACCATCAGAGCGACTGTCTTGCCGGTGCCAGAATCTACGCCCCAGAGATGGACAAAGAACGGCAGGCAGTTCAGAGGCTCCAGCAGCACAGAGGCAAAAGAGGCAGCCAGAATGATCCGGGCCGTGATGGACATGCTCCGTACCTCAGCGGCCGTCTCCAGCCACTTAGCTTCAGAGCCTCGGCTCCGGACCGTCTGGAACATCGCCTTAAAATTGGCGTCACCATCGAAGATCAGACCGTCCACGAAAGGAGAAAAACCTGCGTCTGGTATGTAGCCGAAGCGCCCGATACTCTTCTTCTCCGGGATCAGATCGTAGTTCAGGTTTTCCATGTCGGAGATATACTGGATAAATGCCCTGGCGTTCTGGCTGTTTACTGCGATGCCGGAGCCTGCCAGATCCGTCACCTTGTTGGAGCTGGCCAGGACGGTCTTGCTGACGATGAGATGTCTCCAGACAGCGCCCTTTCGATATGCCAGCTGCAGTTTCTCTTCTCCTGTATCAATATTCACCAGTCGCTCCACCGGCATAATAGGGTGTGGGCAGGCTATCTCATCATTGAAACCGTTCTTCTTGTGAATCCCGAGGTCATCGGCTTCCCATTCGCCGGCGTTGAGTTCCAGCGGCTGATTGGTAAACTGGGTAACGTTTTCGATGTAGAGGGTGCCGCTCTGAGCCTTCAGGCTCTCCACGTATTTTTTGTACATGGACTTGAAGCCCCGGAATCCTTTTGAGGCAGCGTAGGCCGCAAGGGACTCCATCTGCGTGGCATGTACAAATGGCTGCACATGGAATTGATAAAGCTCCTCGTAGGGCTTAGTTGTCATGAAATCTTCTCTTTCATATTCCCAGACCGTAGGCTCTTTCATGTGATCACCCCCTTACCTAGGTTTTCTTCCAGCCAGTATTCCAGATACGGCTGACGGCGCAGCGCTTCGGCGTAGAGAGGATGAATGAAGCCGGCGGCGGCATCCTCTTTGGTCGGCGCAAAATATTTCAGGACTTCCCACCAGTAACGGTGCTCCACCGTCTTCTCGTGATATTCCCGCTCAAAGACAGCTCTCCTCTCGGCCTCGCGCCTGCGGGCCTCCAGGATGGCCGACTGTTCTGCCCTGGAGCGCTGGGGAGCCTGGCTCAATCCCAGGCCGAAGTCCAGATCCAGGCGCAGAACGGCCTGCCGGAAATTGATATCGTAGAGCCGCATCACGAAGTCGATCACCGAGCCGCCGGAATTGCAGCCAAAGCAATGCCAGCCGCGGTCTCCTGCGTAGATCTTCAGCGATGCGGTATGATCTCCCTGATGGAACGGGCAGCGCATAAATCCTGCGCGGTTCGGCTCGAAGCCATAGTGCCGTGCAACTTCGTCCATCGTCAGACGAGCCTTGATCTGGTTCGCTGTGTCATCAGAACGGTAACTCGCCATCGTCATCACCCAGTTCGGTGAAGTCGCTTGCGCTGACATTTACCCCCGAAGATCTACCGGATGAGTGGTATGTGCCGCCGGAGTCTCCGTCGCGCTTGGAATCCCCAAAGTAAATGCTGTCAGCTACGACCTCTGCGCTGCGTCGCTTGTTGCCGTCCTTATCTGTCCAGTCTCGGATCTGCAGGCGGCCTTCCACCACGGCCATCCGGCCCTTGCTGAAATACTTATCCACGAATTCCGCTGTGCTGCGCCAGGCCACGATATCCACAAAATCGGTGACTTTCTCGCCGGACTGCTTATCCTTGAAATCCCGGTCAACTGCGATCGAGAACGAGGCCACAGCGGTACCGTTCTGCGTATGCCGCATTTCCGGATCCCGAGTCAGACGGCCCATCAGGAAGATCTTATTGAGCATTAGAAAAACTCCTTGTAGTTGAGAATCGATGTAAGCCGCTTCGTGGCACGGCAGTAAGCGCAATGCTCACAGCAGGTGGGCTGAATCTTCCCCTCCTTGATGGCCTGGTATCTGGGGGCATTGTCTTCTACAACCGCCAGAGCAGCGGCCAGATCCGTGTCATCAATGTACATGGCAGCGAGATCGGGCTCCGTCTCCTTGGTGCCGACGGCCAGAACAAAGGGTAGCATGTGGCCCTCAATGTGCTGGTAGATGGCTCCCTGGATGTCATAGCCGTAATATTCTACGAAGGGAACCTTGCAATGGTCTTCGGCCGACCACACGGATTCCATGCTGGCCATAGCCTTCTGGTCGACAATGGCGCCGTCACACAGGCCCAGCGCAGCGGCCGCATTCGGAAATTCTGCGACGATCTTTGCACAGGTATCCGCATCCAGCAGACTGTCAATCTTGATCTTAAAGGGAACGCCGGCAATCGTGCCGGTACGGATGACCTGCTTTTTGCCGGACATGAGCAGGGAATAGAGATCATCTGCCTGCAGACGGGCAACGACCTCGGTGGCCTTGACGTACTCGGCCTTCAGCGTTCCATCCCGCTTGAAGATCTCCGGATGCTGCGCCTGGTAGAGTGGCAGCTCACCGGAGAACCATGCGTCAATATAGCCGCCGACCAGCAGAGCCGCGGAGGAAGGGGGACTATATTCCCCCTTCAATTCCGCCAGCGCTGCCGCTTCGCACCTCTCGAAGGCCTTAAACTGCGTGGAGCCCATATAGGCCATATTCATTTCAGGAGAGTAATAATTCTCCGGAGTGACAACAGGAAGGACCATTACAGCACCTCCCCGGTGTCAGGATCCACCGTGAAACTCTCGGGCGAGCTGTCCTGCTGCACTTCCGCAGCGTTTTCGGCCTCCTGCTGCATTTCTGCAGCGGCCGCGGCTTCCTTGCGCTTCTGGGCACAGGCTGCGCACAAGGGAACACCGTAGTTCTTGACCGTATAAGCAGCCAGCCAATGAGCGTTTTTCCCCATAGCCGCCTCGATGGGATTGCCGCAGTCCGTACAGGGCGGCACAGGCTCCTGCTTCTGGACACGAGGTTTGTAGGGCCGGATACGGATGCCATCGGTCATGCCGCCGTCCTGCGGATCCCGGACATTGTGATCTACATACAGCTGGATCTGCTTGCCCACCAGCGTGGATGCCTTGGCGTCGCCGAACAGCTTCCGCAGCGTCTTGCGGTTGGTGGAGTTCACGATCAGCGGGCGTACCTGCAGGATGCCGGGGACACGCTCTTCCTTGAAGGAAAGAACGTCCTTGTTTTCTTTGCCGCGCTGTAGGGTCACAGAGCCGTACCACAGGCCGGCAATGGTGAGCACCGGCTCTGTGCCGTCATCGATGTCCTCGGCACCCAGGTACTCGGATTCACGCATCTGGCCGAGACGTTCATCGCCGGTCAGCTGGCGCAGTTTATCTTTCGTCATCATGTTTACTTTCCTCCGTCTGGTCGGCTGCGTTTGGAATAGCAGCATTCACAATTGCCATAATGAACCGGCACTCTTCATAGCAGATATTGGTGTCTGCCTTAATGACGATATCCATGATCTTGGCCGCAGCCTTCATCAGGTTCGCCATTCTGTAAGGTGGGACATAGAAACCGGTGGCTGCGAGGAGACGCTCCTTTTCAGCCTGTAAACGTTCCGCAGCAGTCACAGCTCCGTCACCTCCAGCTCCTCGGAATCAGTCACGCGGGTGGCGATCAGCTGAAGGCCCTTAGCCTTGCACTTGGCATACAGCCGTTCACGGCTCTCCTTGTCCAGCCGCTCAGCGCCATCGATGAGGATAATCTCCAGCTGGCCGGGCTTGCAGACAGAGATATCCACGCACAGCTCCAGAAGCTCACCGTCGGACAGATTGGAAATGGGCAGGCCGTTGATCAACGGGATTCCATTCTCCACGGTCAGACCCTCCACGGGGATATGGGCCTCTGCCAGGATGGTTGCTGGCAGCTCACGAGCAAGCTCAATCTTGCGGGTCAGCTCAGCAGACTGGTCGGTCAGATCCTGCACCTCGGCCTGCATGGCCACCATACGCTGGTACTCGTTCAGATGCTTCCGCATCTCCTCGGCATTGGTAACCTCTGCCGCCAGCGCAGTAGTGTCCACAGGCTCCTGATCAGCATACTGTTCAGCCACGCCGACGTCCTTTTCCAGTTTGGCCTTAGCTGCCTCAAAATTGGCAGTGGCAATATCCACTCGATCCTGTCGGCGGCGGCTCAGCTGAGCCAGTTTCTCCTCGGTAGCCTGAAGCTCGGCCTTCATCCGTTCAATACTGCCCGTCAGAGCGGCGCGTTCAGCCGCAATATCCCGGTCAATGGCACCGATCTCTACGTCCCTGGAACCTTCCAGTCCCCGAAGCTTGGATGTGAAATTGGCGCGGAACGCCTTAGCCCGCTCGATCACGCTGTTCTTCTCGCGCAGCCGTTCCAACTCCCTGTAACGCTCCCCGATGGGATACTGGTTCCAGCGGTCATAGTCGTATCCGGAGGGAATATCCTTGGCGATGTCGCTGATGAAGGCCTGCTTGTTGCGGATGTCCCGGTTGATATTCTGCCGGGATTGGAAGTAGACGCCGTTTTCTGCTTGGATGTCGTTCAGGACCTCCAGAATGTGCTTGGAGTAGTCAACCCCCTGCGGGATCTCGCCGAACTGCTCCCGGATCCAGTTCACATCCCAGTCAAACTCGATGAGGGAGAGGATCACACGGTTCTTTTCCTGCCGGGAGAGTTGTGTGAACTCCACAGGATTCAGCTGCAGGGGCGTGAAAATCTGAGAGAGGAACTCGGCCGGCCGTGTCTGAAGGAGGGAACCGTCACGCACTTTGACTGTGCCGGCAGACTTGGCGGGCAGGGCCTTGCGGTCGATGGAGAGGCCGGTGGTGGTCTCGATGATGATCTCACCCTCATCGGCGCCCTGGTGGACGATACAGTCCCGCTCAGAACGGTTTGTGAGGGCGAAACGGATGGCATCCAGCACGGAGGTCTTGCCGGCTCCCTTGGGGCCGGAGATCTCTACGGACTTCCCGTCGAGGGTGGTCTCACGGATGCCGAACAGATTCTTAATAACGATTTTTGAGGTTTTCATTGACAAAACTCTCTTTCTGCCCTTAAAATAGGGGCGCGTGAAAAGGATTGGCTTGTGCCGCCGATTCGGTCCCCTGCAGGTGTGTGAGACCTGCAGGGGGTTTTTTATGCTTACAGAGCGACAACGAGCTTGCCGCTCTCGATCTCGGCAGCGAGCTTCTCCTCCAGGAATGCCTTGATGGTGTTGCGGGCCGTCAGGCGCCACATACCGCCATCGGCCTCGATGAAGGAAATGCCGCGGTCATTGATGCGGATGAGGAAGGTGCTCTCCGGCTGCTCGACCTCCTGGAAGGTGCGGTAGGGGCGGAGCTTGACGATGGGGCGGATTGCCTCGTTGGTCTGCAGGGAGACACCGCTCTTCGTGGTGACGGTGGTTGCGACGCCGTTGTCGTTGTAAATGACCTTGGCGCCGAGGGAGATATCATTGACCAGCTTCATCGCATAGAGCGAATCGCCGGTCTCCTGAAAGCGTGTACGCAGCGCGATCTGAGCTTCTTCAAAGCCAAGCGTGACCTTCGCATCCCATCCGGGGACATCGGTTGCGCTGGCAGAATAGAAGACTGCGCGAACGCAGCGCTGCGTGAAGTCAGGCTGAGAGAAGCAGGTCACATTGGTGGGCGAAGGGATGTTGACAAAGAGCGCGGGGGTATTGGCATCTGCCAGATGGATAGCCTCGGTGCGGATCATCTTCACGATGGAATCCAGGCTGTGGAGCTGAAGAGTGGCCGGCACGATCGGCGTCTCGATGACTTCCTGCGCACCGGAGGGTGTGATGACATACGCACGGCCGCAGAGGTCCTGCGTTTCCGGCCGCATACCATCAAGAATGTACTGAAGTGCTTCTTTAAGCATGGCGATATGGTTCCTTTCTTAAAATTAGGCCGAGTGGATCAGCCTGAGCTTCGGCGGAGCTTCCTGCTCCCCTGCATCTACGGCCAGCTGACCGGGGATTTGGGGAGCCATTTCGACGACCGTGTCTTCGTCCAGCACGTACAGCATGGTGGTGATGGCGTTGGTCGATGCCAGCGTAGACTTGGCCACGCACTCCACCACAATGGTCTGTCGGTCATCTCCGGGCTTGAAGGTGAGCGTGATGTTCAGCTTTCTGGCCGCTTTTGCCGAGGTGTTCGGATCCAGAATGTTCCGGATCATGGCTCGCATCTCATAGTCTGCACGCTCCATGATCGCGCCACGTCCCATTTCGAGGATCGATTTCTCCTGACGTTCATCCATAGGTTTTGCCTCCTTTCCTGCGTGATAAGGGTTCCAGCCCTCTGCCGGACGCCCCGCGGCTAACCTGAGCGGGGCCGCCCGGCAGGAGAGTAAAATGAGCGAAGGGCATCCGCCCGGCAGAAGGCTGGATGACGGTGCTTCATCCGGCTGCTTCCCGGTAGATATCTACCTGCTGGATGCCGAATCCGCAGGCAGCCTCATGGCTCTCGAAGAAAATATCCACATGGTTGCCCTTGACGGCGCTGCCGGTGGCCTCGACCACATACGGATGA